GCTACAGGTCCAAAGTAATTGGACCCAATTGGTTGACATGAATAAGGAGAACCTTATGAATCAATCAATTACCCGAGCCTATGCCAATCTCTCTGAGATGGATATGGCCTCCCTAGTTTCACTAGCGGAGTTGCATAAGACCGTCGCGTTAGCGAGGGATCTTTTCAATAGGGTCGCGATACTGATGTATCGCGGTGTAGCAATCAAATATCGACTCAGACGTGCGGGCATCACTGCCGCACGCGCTGCTCAACTATGGATGGAGGTCCGTTTTGGACTCCGACCGTTGTACTATGAATGTCAGGATCTCATTGAGACCTTTCAAAACCTTCATAATGATCGTCCACGATCGCGGATAACCGCCGTCGCATCGGACTCTTATAAGGATACAACAACCTATACAAAATCGTGCCTTTTAGGCGCGTTTGATGTGGAAGTTGACATAGAACAACTCGTAACCGCCTCTACGGGGTTACTGGTTGAGGCACAGTTTCAAGAAGTCTCAAAGCTCAAGAAATTTGGCTTTGAAGATGTAACCGCTACGCTTTGGGAACTTGTTCCTTTTAGCTTTATAGTGGATTACTTCTTGAATACTGGGGCGTGGTTTCAATCTTTGAACCCACGCTTCGATGTTAAAGTACTGGCTTCCTGGACGAAAATCCAGGAGTATGATTTGACGAAATGTCGAATCTCTGCAATGACCGGGAATTCTCTCGGTCAGCAGTTCGTCGGTACACCCCAAGTATCAGGTATGACCGATCGTGTTGAGAACTTCAACACGACCAGGCTTGCCAATCCGTCTAAGCCCTTCTATCCCTCACTTAACGTGAGATTGGATTGGGCGAAGATAACAGACATACTTGCACTCCTACGTAACGTGAATTTCTCCGAGTGGAGAATCTAGACCGCGTAGGGACCTAGTGCAGTTAACTAACAAAAGGTAATAAATACCATGCAAGCTAACGAAATCACACTAAGTGTGGACGTACTAAATAACGGAACAACTGTTGATTCAGTTTTCCGTCGTCATTCCGAAGACGCGAATCGTTCCCTCTACATTGTAGATGGTTCGCACGTCCCAGGAATGCGGGATCAGTTGCAGTTCTACCGTACGGCCGAAAAGCCCGCAGGTGAGAGCCGTGGCGTAACGAAAAGTGCACTCAAGTTTACCTTGGATGTTGCTGTTCCGAACGCATCTGGTTCTGGAAATATCGTTTCCGCCTTAATCGGCGAAGCGTCTTTCCGTATACCTGTCGGCGTAACTGCTGCGCAGAGTCTAGAGCTTCGTCAGCGTATGATCGCAGCATTGGATCATTCACTGGCGGCCGCACTCAACGACCAACTCGAAATTTAGGGTTCCTTTGTGGAAACCTTATTCGGGATCGTTGAGGCGGTGGCGCATTTCCTACATACCCTTCTGGGTAATATAGGCCTTTTCTCTGGCCTGTAGTTGATGCGTTAGCCTCCCCTCACTTAAGAATTAAGTAAGGAGTACAATTAACATGCAAGATGTTAAAAGTAAGATGAAGCGCGGTAAAGCGTACGCCGCTGCCAAAGGGCAGAAGGTACGTGTTCCACAGGACTACCCTTGGGTAGTTTTAGAGACCCTTGTTAAGGGTCTCCGCCATCACCTCTCGGTTGATGATAATTCCCGGTTAGAACGGGTGATCCGTTCTAGAAACTGGGAGTTAATCGATCAACTGGGGGCGGATTGGAGCCTACAGAGTATAGCTTCAGTTCGTCCACATGCTGTGCCTCGTTATGAGGCACTTCGTGTGATGATAGCGGGTCTTATCCGTAAATATACGGAGAATGGAGACGCGAGTCTCCGGCGGACAGCTGCCATGGTGGCAGTTGTGGAGGGTGACAAAATCTGCTCGGTATTCAATACTAAGCGGCACAAATTCATCGATAAAGATGAACCAGTGTTCCTAGAAGCTCGGCGTTTTATTGCGCGAGTTCTAGGGGAGAAATTGCCTGACCACAGGTCCTTGACCAGCCAAGCCCGTCATGGGCCCGGCGCTTCAACTGGTACAGTTAAAGGTAACACTTCTGCATACAACAAGTATGCAGAGTGGCCATATCATTGTACCACACGTTGCGTTGGACATGCCCGTAGATTGATATCTATAGATGAACGGTGGATGCGAGCTTTGGAAAGCTCGTACATTGAACGGATGAAAATCCCGCCAATGTACTACCGCTATACAGAAGCCTTTTGGGCGACTGTCCTGGAACTTGTTCCAGGCAATAGAATTACTACGGTACCGAAGGGACGTCTAATAGACCGTCCCATTGCAATCGAG